TATCAGTGTCATCGACGTACCAATCTGCGGTTGGCATCGTCGTGAGCACGTTGCTGCCGTTGTAGTACGTCACCGCGGTGACCTTCCCCACTGGCTGAACTGGCAGCACGAAGCGACGCCACTTGTCGAGTTTAGCGGTACGCGTTTCGCTCGCGAGCGACACGCCAGTTTCGCGCTCGATCACTTCGCCGGCTGCGATACATAGCGTCGTCAGAATGACATCATCGGCGTCCACGTCAATGCGCAAACGCGTCTTGAGAATGTCGATCGGTATAGGTGTCGCAGCCATGAAACCCGCGCTGGGGGTTTCCCCCCAACGCGAGCAAGGTAAGAAAAAGCGCTTCGTGAACTGCTGAAATCAGCAGGTGATCGCAGCGAACGCCGCAGGGAGCATGATGTGCGAATCGGTCCGTGCGTACGTGTAGAGGTTGACGTTGTGGTTCGCCGCCCCGCTGTACGGGTCAATGAGCGAAGTCATACCAGTGCGGTCGAAGATTTCAAAGTAGTTGAAATCTCCAACGACCGCAAAGATGTTGTTGTTGGAGGTAGCCGTACGAACGTATTGACCGACGCTGTACGGCACACCGTAGAGCAAGCCCGGAGCGCCGCCGACCATCGTGCCCGCGTTCGATGAGGCTTGCGTCCAAATGTATTCCGTAGCGCCGGAAGTCACGTAAGCATTCTTCAACTTGCGAGCGACGCGCACGAACGTGTCAGAGAGAAGCCAACGGAACCGCGGCGAGTTGCGGTACTGCGGCGCAACAAGGTGCACGGTATCAATGACGTTGTCGGCGGTCACAGTGGTGACGGCGGCGCCACCAAGGTCAGTCACCTGCGAAAGCCCGGAAAGCGCAGTTTGCGCAGCTGAACCCGCAATGCCTTCGGGTTGGCTAGATCCGGTGCCGATGGTGTACGCCTCTTCCATTTTGAGCGCCATCGAAAGGCCGATGCGGCTTGCAACCCAATCGAGGCCGCTGCCGATGCCGCCTTGACCGATTGCGTCTTCAATGAATTCTTGAGACATCGTCGTACGGCACACGTACTTGTACGGCACCACGCTAATCGCAGTGCCGAAACCCGGATCACTCGCACTGATCGCATCAGCTTCGGCAACAAGAGCTGTCGTCGGAAGGCTGCCCTCCACGGTAATCGTGCGCTTGGAGTCGATCGAGGACACGGGGGCGATAGAGCGCAGCACGTTCGCCTGGTACATCTTCTCAACAATGCGGCGCTCCATGTCGGTAGGAATGCCAGCGCCCGAGGTGCTCGTTGAGAGTGCGCGCATTTCTGCGGCATCGCCACGCGCGACAGCCATCAGCCAACGCTTTGCGTACTCACTGCTCGCAAGATCGTGCTTGACGTCGGCACGCGCAACCACGCCGCGGAACTGCGGCTGCAAGCGCTCTTCTTCGAGTGCCTTCAAACGCTCTTGCGCTGCGCGAAGCGCGATGCGGTCTTGGGTCATGCGCTCGACGGCGTCAAGGTCAGCATCGATGCGCGCGATCTTCTCGCGCTCTTCTCCGCTTCCGCGGATCTCAACGTGGTGCGTCTGTGCACCAGTGCGAGCCGCAAAGCGGTCGAGGGTCTTGCGGTACTCGTGAACGGTGTTTTCGAGGTTGGTCAACTCTTCAGACATGGTCTTTCATCCTGTGCTTGTGAATCTCGAGCCGCAGCGCCGCGGCTTCAATGGCAGCCGCGGAAACACTCCGCAGGCTCGATGAGGTCTTGTCGCCGTACGCGGCATCGACAACAACGCTGAGCTCGACGAGTCGAGCCGCGGTTACGGTGCGTTCGGTGCGTCGCGGGTTCCACTCGTCGCGATCGACGTAGAAACCAAACGACATTTCGCCGCTCAAGTCGCCGCGCTCGAGCATCGCACGCACGTCGTTGCCAACGCTTGTCTCGGCGAGATCCGCGGTGAACCGAAGTCCGCTCGCAGTGTCGTTGAGCGTGAGCGTGCCGCTACGCGTGCGAGCGAGCAACGCGCTCGCGTTGTGGTTGAAGAGCAGTTTGATGTCAGCGCCTGCCAGGTCGCCAAATGCGCCGCGGGTGATTCGCTCACGGAACTGCGGGTTGAACGGTTCGGAGATTTCACGCGACCACTTCCCGTACGGGATCGCAAGACCTGAGAGCGTGCGGCCGGCTGGCGCACCGATGGTGACGCTGCGACGTTCAAGCGAAATCATCGACGCTCCCCGCGCTGGTGTCAGCGCCGATGTTGGTAGTGCCGCCGCCCGTGCCCATGTTCTTGGCAATGATCGGATCATCGAGCCCGTCGAGCGGCGCAAGGTTCAGGTACTCACGTGCTTCGTTGCGCGTAATCACGCCGGACTCGACGCCAGTGCGCAGCGCAGCCATTTGCTCGGCGAGCGACGGCCGAGAGATCATGTCAGCGTCAAACGTCGCCGAGCCGAACGGCGCTAGTTTTGCCACGATCTCCGCCGCCCACGTGCTGAACCAGTGCTGCAAACACGCGTCCACGTACATACGGGAAAGCCACTCCATCGAGCCATAGGCGTTTGCACTGTGCTCGCTCAGGTACGACGTCGGAACGCCATAGATGCGCGAAACGTCTTCAACGCTGTAACGTCGAGCCGCCGCAATGCCCGCGTCATCAAGCGTGCTGCTGATGCGCTCGACGCGCATACCTTCGGCAAGCACGAGCGGCTTGCCCGCGTTCTCAGCGCCCGCATGATGCTGCAAGAACTTCTCGCTGATTGACTGCCGAGCACCTTCGCTCAGCGGGCCCGGATGGACGAACGCCAACTTCGGGTTGCCGGCGTTCTTCATCACCTCAAGTTGCGAGTTCTCCTGTGCTGCAAGAATCTGCAACGAGGTGCGGCACAGTCGTACAGGCGACTCACCCCACAAGCCGTCAAGCCCGACGGCACGTAGGTGCAGCATCGAGGACATCGGAACATCGCCGTACAACCGCGTCTTGTAGACGGGCTCAGGCTTCGTGAGATCCAGCGACACGCTTTCGATGTCGAGCGGCAACAACTCAAGCAACTCGCCACCGAGCGTGCGGTTGATCACGGCGAACGCGTTGCCGTATAGCAACGCTTGCATCGTGAGCGCTCGACGGAACTCGAACCCGTTCTGCCAGCGATTAGGTTGCTGAAGTAGAGCGTTCGCGGTGCGCTCGCTCACGTCGAGCGGCACGCGTGCCACGTCGTTGGCGATGAGCGAAGCCGCGCGGTATACGGGCGTGTACGCCAGCGCCGTTCCCGGCGTAATGGTGGGCATGCCCGCGACGTCAAACGACGTCGGGAGGATCACGCCGTGCGTGCCCCAGTGGCCCAACCAACGCTGTAGCAGACTGCGCAACATGTTGCGCATTGCGACAAGTTTCGGGCGTCATGTCTCGGACTAAACTTCGGATTCGTAACAACTGCTGCGTTTGCCTCCCCAGCAATGCACGGCCATGATCGACGCTACTAACGGGTCAATGGCGCTGTGGTCGCGAGGCTTTTCCGGCCGCACGTAGCCGCTCATGCCTGTGCGGGGGATGGCTTCGGCGCACGCTCGGCGCAAGATCGGATCGTCGCCGATTACCAACTTGCGACCTACCCACAAGTTCTGAAACAACTGGCACCCTGGCGCAAACGTGCTTGACCCCATGCTGTAGGCTTGGATCGGCGCACCTATCTCGGCGAGCCGCTGCGCTAGGTACGACGCTCCCCAGCGGTCATATCCAACAAGTTGCACGTCAAATTCCGCGATGATCTCGGCCATCTTCTGTGCGATGGCTTCGTGGTCGATCTCGGCGCCTGGCGTCAGATTGATCTTGCCTTCGTCGGCGTAGCGTCGGATCGGCATGCGGTAGTCCAGTTCGCGTTGAGCCACGTTCGCTCTCGGCCACCAGTAGTGGCCACGCAAGAGGATGTTGCCGCTCTCTTGCGGGATCGCAACCACGACGGCCGACATGTCAAGCGACTTGCTCAAGTCAATGCCGACCCACGCTTGCCGCTTGCGTTGAGCGCCCCAATCGACCACGGTTGCCGGCGGCCAGTACGACATATCAAGCCACCCGCCGACGTCCTCGTTGAGTCGAGCGCAGTGATACCGACAGAACTCTGAGCGCTGGCCCGGGTCACGCTTCATCGTGTTGTACAGCCGGCGGATGCTGGCCGCGTCGGGTTGCCCGTACTGCATGCCCGGGTTGGCTTTCGGCCATGCCGCTTCGTCGGCGATGTCGTCGTTCTGGTCAATGCCGTAAAGCATGGCAAACGTCGCATCGTCCTCAGCTTCTCCCGACAGCACGGCACGAGCGCCGGAACAGAGCGTTTCGTAGTGGCTTTCCGTGTTGCTGCCCGGCGTCGAAATAATGACGCCCAACGTTTCCTTCCGCTTCATCCCCGTGGTGATGAGTTTGTTGAGCACGCTGCCGCGGTACTCCGCGGCTTCGTCGGCGATCCAAAGCGACGGGTTCAGACCGTCAAGCGAGGATTCGCGCGACGTCAATGCGTTGAACTCGCAGTCCTCATCGGGCCGCGTCAAGTCACTCATCTTGACCTTCACGCTCGGATCGTCGAGCCGACGCGCCATCGTGCGTGCCGTGTCTACAAGGATCTGCGCTTGCTCGACCTTGTTCGCGAGCACGTGCACCCGCTTGCCGTTGCCGCTCATAAAGTCATACAACCCGAGCGCCGCCATGAGCGTGGTCTTGCCGTTGCCACGGGCGACCTGAATGATGCCCATCGTGAACCGTCGGCGGCCCTCGACGGTGCGCCAGCCGACGAGGTTGGCCACGATGAAGGCTTGCCACGGGTGCAGTTTGAACGGCTCGCCGTCGGCCTCGCCGACCAGCGACAGCCCGCCGATAAACTCGAACGCGTCCGCGACGCGGTTCCACTCAAGCACGATGTCGCTGCGTTCGAGGTCGCGGTTGAACCGCGAGCACGCTGCGTAGATCCACTTGCCGGCTGGGATTCGGCCGCTCACGACGTCGGCGGCGTATTGACGGACGGTGGCTTCGGGTTCGACCATGGACTAAATGCGTTTTTTTGTACGTG